CAGATACCATTTGAGTTAGGTGGGATCGCTAGTCACTGCTTGGAAGTATATTTGGAAGACCCCGGATGTTATGACGATTATATTCCGACTAATATGATGGGCGCGTCCAATGACTTCTATAACTTTGTTCTTAGTTCATATCACGTGTTCAAGCGTGAGGATGGAACAACCCTTAAAGTGGCTTGGGAGATGTATAACACATACTGTGATGAGGCGAGAGTACCGTATCCTTTCTCACAAAGAAGTTTTAAGGAAGAGTTAAAGAACTACTTCTGGGACTTCAACGATACGTTCGATCTCGACGATGGTCAGCAAGTCAGAAGCTACTACAGCGGGTTCCGTACTGATATTTTCAAGCGGGACAAGCCTGAGAAAAAAGAAAAGGAGAAAAAAGATGCAACGTGGATTACGTTCGACGACGGAGATTCCGAATGCGTATTTGACCAATTGTGCGCCGAATGTCCAGCGCAATACGCAAGTGCAAAAGAAACCCCGAGAACCTCTTGGGACAAGGTCAAGACGAATCTCTCCAACCTCGACACATCGAGACTTCATTATGTCAAGGTTCCAGAGAACCATATAGTGATAGACTTTGATATTCCGGATGAGGATGGTAAAAAGTCGTTCGAGAAGAATCTGGAAGCAGCTAGTAAATGGCCGGCTACTTATGCCGAGCTCAGCAAGAGTGGGGCAGGTATACATCTTCATTATATTTATAGTGGAGATGTCACAAAACTTAGTCGAATCTACGACGACCATATTGAGATTAAGGTCTTTAGTGGTAAGAGTTCACTTCGACGTAAGTTAACGAAACATAACAATTTACCGGTGGCGACCATCAGTTCTGGTCTGCCAATGAAAGGAGACGATAAATTGATTAACTTTGAAGGCTTTAAGAGTGAGAACGCCCTTAGGGCCATGATTAACAAAAACCTCAACAAAGAGGTACACTCAAGCACGAGATGCAGCGTTGACTTCATATACAAGAATCTCGAAGATGCATACAACTGCGGACTTATGTATGACGTTAGCGATATGAAGCCTAAAGTAATTGCGTTCGCTGCTAACTCGACAAACCAGTCTGAGTACTGTCTTAAACTTGTGGCAAAGATGAAGTTTAAATCAGAGGAGCAGGATGCCGGAATAGGGGAGAATGACAAACCGCTTGTATTCTATGATGTTGAGATATTCCCCAATCTGTTCTTGGTCTGCTGGAAATTAGCGGGTAAAGACAATCCGGTGGTAAAGATGATCAATCCTAAACCGAGCGATATTGAGGACTTACTTAAGTATCGACTGATTGGCTTTAACAACCGTGCTTATGACAATCACATGATTTATGCATGCATGATGGGATATACGGTTGAGCAGCTCTACAACTTATCTCAGCGACTCATCAACAACGACAAGGTAACCAGCAGAAAAGCTAAGTTCGGTAGTGCGTACAATCTGTCATACACGGATATTTACGACTTCGCTTCAGCTGGTAACAAGAAGAGTCTTAAGAAGCTTGAGATTGAGATGTCTAAGAAAGCGAACGATCCTAAGTCAAAAATGGACGATGACCTGAGAGCTATCCTGAAGACAATCAGACACCATGAGCTTGGTATGCCGTGGAATGAACCTGTGCCGGAAGACAGATGGTTTGAAGTTGCTGACTACTGTACAGACGATGTTCTTGCTACAGAAGCAGCATTCTACTATTTGAAAGGTGACTGGATTGCTCGTAAGATCCTGGCGGACATAACGGGTATGACAGTAAACGATACGACAAACAGTCTGTCTCAGAGAATTATATTTGGTACAGATCGTAACCCGCAGTCGCAGTTCAATTATCGTAACTTAGCCGAGCCTGTTGGAAGCGACCGATACGAAGAGTATCGTGAGAAATTTGGACACGATTACAACTTCCGTGTATTCAACGCAGAGGGTCTTCCTGAATATCGTGATTATATTCCTGGCGAGGTATTACCTGATGGTTGGAGTATATTGCCGTTCTTCCCTGGTTATGAATTCAAGATGGGTAAATCTACATATCTTGGAGAGGAAATCGGCGAGGGTGGCCGTGTATATTCTGAACCTGGCATGTATGGTGGTGTATGGGATGGTGATGTCACAGGCATGCATCCGTCAAGTATTATTGCAGAAATGATATTTGGTCCTAGGTACACCAAAGCCTTTAAAGAGATCGTTGATGGACGAGTTAGTATCAAACATGAAGCTTGGGATCATATTGATGATCTGTTTGGTGGTAAGTTAAAACCTTATATTCAGTTGGTTATTGATGGTAAGTTAAGTACAAAGGACTTGGCAAACGCATTAAAGACCGTTGTAAATTCGGTATATGGATTAACATCAGCATCCTTTGAGAATCCATTCCGAGATCCACGTAATATTGATAATATTGTTGCGAAGCGTGGTGCATTATTTATGACATTATTAACAAAAGAAGTTCAGAAACGTGGTTTTGTTGTATGTCACAATAAGACCGATTCTATCAAGATACCAGATTCTACTCCAGAAATTGAAGAGTTTGTTATTAACTTTGGTAAGGAGTATGGATATTCTTTTGAAACGGAGGCACGTTTTGAGAAGTTCTGTCTTGTTAATGATGCTGTTTATATTGCTAAGACAGATGAAGGTGAATGGACTGCAACAGGTAAACAGTTTGCTGTTCCTTACGTATTTAAAACATTGTTTAGCAAGGAAAACATCAATTTCAGTGATCTTTGCGAAACATTTGCAGTATCTAAAGGGGATTTATATTTAGACATGAATGAAGGAATCCCACAATTATCCAAGAATGACGAGAAAGAGTTAGAGGATCTTGACAAAGCTTGGCATTCTTCTAATCCATTAGCTTTAGAGAAAGCCGCTAAGAAATATGGATATTCTTTCGAAGATCTTGGTGGACGGTATAACCAATTATGTGAAATGGATAAAGAAACTCATAACTTGAAATTTGTTGGTCGAGTGGGTCAGTTTACGCCTATTAAATCCGGAAAAGGTGGAGGTATCTTGTATCGAATATTTGAAGATAAGAGGTATGCAGCACCTGGTTCAACTGGATACAGATGGCTTGAATCTGAAATGGTTGAGAAGCTTGATAAGGGTGATGACATTGACATTTCGTTCTATAACAAGTTAGTAGATGATGCAGTGGATACTATATCAAAGTACGGTGACTTCGAATGGTTTGTATCTGATGATCCTTATGTATCACCACCATTTAATGGTGCGAAGATCGAACCAGATTTTATGCATATTCCAGAAGGAGTTCCTGATGAGGTACCATTTGCATAATTCGCGAAAATTACAACTACTATTATGAGAGATAGATAATTTAAATGGTCAAATGCCAGGATGATTCTGGATATACGGGTTCGAATCCCGTTCTATCTCTCTTATATTTTTATCAAAGAAAAGGAGAGATTACTATGGAATTAGTATTTGCACCAAGGGGTATTTTACAAATTAATGATGCCCGAATTATGTTTAGAAATTTTAGAGGAGAGGGAGATCGGTTCAATCGCGAGGGAGATCGTAATTTTGTTCTGATTATTCCGGATGAAGAAATTGCGGATGCATTGGTTAAGGAAGGATGGAATGTAAAAATTAGAGAACCTCGTGAAGAAGGCGATACTCCGTTTATGTATTTACCGGTTAAGGTTAAATTCAGTGCGAGAGGTCCTCAGATTCACCTTGTTACTGGTAACAAACATAATTTACTTGACGAGGAGTCGGTAGGTATGATCGATGATATTGATATTTTAAGTGTCAACATGGACATCCGGCCATATGATTGGGTAATTCAGGAAGGAACCCCTAATGAGAAGAGTGGACGTACTGCATATTTGCAGTCCATGGAGGTAATTCAGGAGATTGATCGATTTGCAGCTAGGTACGTAGACGAAGAAAATATTTGCGAATAATGTAACTGATTAAAAAGTTTAAGACTCAGTGTAAAAATTACATTGGGTCTTTTCCTTTTGCGAAAAAATCTTTATATTTGAAAGGGTGTTTGTTTTATGAATATTAGACAAAAATGTAAAAAGTTGAAAAATGAGAACAGAAGATTACGAAAGATCGCTAATGTTAGTTATGGTACGAATTATGATTATCTGCGGTCACATCCTATAACATTGATATTGACAGATAAAATTAATCCGGAAGAATTGGAATTTTATAAGAGTAGAATTAATGAGAAAGAGTTAGTTGAACGATTTTCGGAAATGATAGGTCCGAATATTGATACTATTTATTACCCGGACATATTTACAGGTGCTATAATAGCAGAGCATAGATTAACAGTTTTTAAACACGATATTAATGGTGAGAATGAGAAATTTATACGTTATCTGAGTGAAGCACGGAGAGGGGATTGATATTTATGAATAAATTAGATTGGGCAAAGAAAGAAATTGAAATTGTATGTGGTAAAAATGACTCATACGAATTTGAATATGATCGGGCTTGCTATGCGAGTGCATTAAAAGCATTTGAATCTTTATGTGAGGATGAGCATTCCGGTTTTAGCATTCAATTCGCTAGGCATATTTTAGATAGGTTAATTGAGGGTAAGCCATTAACTCCTATTAAAGACACAGATGATATTTGGAATGCGGTGAATCTTTTAGAATCTGATGAAAGGCCAGATGTGGTCATGTATCAGTGTAAACGGATGAGTTCATTATTTAAAGATGTACATTCGGATGGTCATGTAGAATATCGAGATATTAATAGGATTGTATGTATCAATATCGATACCGGGGACGACTTTAAGTCATGTCTGGTTAACCAAATAATTAATGAGGATTTCCCAATAACTATGCCTTATATGCCGGGAAAATCTATTCTCGTTAAGTGCAAATCTTTTGCATATAATTCAGATTATAATACTATTTACGATACTTTTGGAGTTTACGACGCCTTATTTACGGAGGATGGGATTCAAAAATCATTACCTATTAACCGATTCTTCAAAGAAGTAATGAATGAATGGGTTGAGATAACCAAAGACGAATATAATAATAGAAAGAATAATATTTAGGAGGGATTTTTATGTTAATTAATCTTATTATCATTGGAGCGTTATTTATTGCATTATGTATTGCTATTGGTTTCTTTGTTTTGAAATTTGTAGCTAAATCAGCAACTTTCGCAGTATCATTATTTGCAGCTATAGCCGCTATTGTAGCTTTTGTTCTTGTTTGTGTTGGGGTTATTTTAGTTGCTGCATTCTTTATATTTTTGATTTAAGGAGGTAATTATATGCAATTAGTAATTGACTTAGGTGAGGAATATAATTTAGAACTGAAACCAAACGCTTGTCTTCACGATATGTATAGATTTGCTAATCAACTTCGTCTATCAATGTCGTCATCACTGTGTCCATTACATCTGGTTTTAAATCAGAAAATGTATGAATGCTTACAAAATATATCCAAGCAATTTGACATATCTCCAGTCGTCAATGATTCACTTCCTGATAATATATTGATTTTTATGGATGAGGATCACGGACGTGTCTTTCCTGGGTACAAATTGGAATTTGGTCATGCAAATCCAAAAATTAAAAAGATAATAAAATCCAAGGGTTCAATGTACGCATTATTTGAAGATGGAACCTATATGGAAATCGATGGTGATATAGATGATTAAAGAACCATTTTTAAGAGATTATCAAATGAACGCAGTCAAGCGTATGACAAATGGCTGTATTTTAAATGGTGGGGTCGGTTCTGGAAAATCCAGGACTGGCCTCTACTATTATTTTAAAGAACAAGGAGGTAGTATAGATACAAAATACTATCCAATGAAGAACCCTAAGGATCTTTATATTATCACAACCGCAATGAAACGTGATTCTTTGGAATGGGAAGGTGAGTTAGCCAATTATTTAATGGGAACTGAACCTAAACCGGAAGATATTTACCATAACAAAATAGTAATTGATAGCTGGAACAACATTACTAAGTATAAAACGATAAAAGATGCTTTCTTTATATTTGATGAGGATCGATTGACTGGTTCTGGAGTTTGGGTAAAATCGTTTTACGAAATTTCCCGGTGGAATGATTGGATAATCCTTTCTGCTACACCAGGTGATACTTGGTCTGATTATATTCCGGTATTCATAGCTAATGGATTTTACAAAAACAAAACCGAATTCAGTAGGGAACATTGTGTATATTCGAGATATACAAAATTTCCAAAAATTGATCGGTATATTAATGTAGGAAGATTGACACGTTTACGAAATAAAATACTTGTAGATATGGATTTTAATCGATCAACCATTCCTCATCACACTGATATATATGTAAAGTATGACATACAGAAGTATAAGGAAGCTATAAGAACTAGATGGGATCCATATAAGAACGAACCGATACAACAGGCATCTGGACTCTGTTATATTTTGAGACGGATTGTTAATGAAGATGAATCCAGAATAACAGCTCTTCTTGAGATATTGGAGGATCATCCAAAAGCTATTATATTTTACAATTTTGATTATGAAAGAGATATGTTGCTTCATTTATTTTGTGATTACGAAGATTATGATCATTGTATAGATCCTAGCTCTCATGATAATTTTGAAGTTGCTGAGTGGAGTGGTCATGCTCATCAGCCAGTTCCAGAAGGTGATCGTTGGGTATATTTAGTTCAATATACTGCTGGATGTGAAGGATGGAATTGTATAAAGACTGATACTATTATATTCTTCTCACAGAATTATAGTTATAGAGTTTTAGCTCAGGCTGCTGGTAGAATTGATCGTCTTAACAGTCCATATCGAGATTTATATTATTATCACATTAAATCAAGAAGTGGGATTGATCTGGCAATTTCTCAGGCGTTGAACAAAAAGAAAAAATTTAATGAAGGAAAGTGGGTTGGTAATAAATGGTAGTAAAGATAATAAGTGTAATATTGGCACAGATTTTATGGATATTTCTTAAATGATCTTATTCGCGAAAATTACATGCTCTTTTATGAGAGAAAGGAGTGGTAACTATGAAAAAGATTAAGGATTTTATAGAAACTATTATTGCTTATGTAAGGGAGTCCTAGCAAGGGCTCTTTTATTTTTCTAAGGAGGTTTGATATTTATGAACAATTTTAAAGAAGTTTATTATGAACAGTATTGTAAAAAGTGTAAACATTGGGAACTTGATGATGCCGAAGATCCTTGTGATGAATGTTTAGGAACACCGATGAATCAGGATTCACATAAACCGGTATATTTTGAGGAGGATAATTGATGGGTGCTCAAAGTCACAATTACAAAAGATTTGCTTTGCAAGCAGCTAAAGACTTCGACTATGGTGAAGAGACCATTCGTCAAATAGAGGAATGTAATTTTGATGAATATGATAAAATAGCAGATATTATGAAAAATGCTAGAATTAAAAAGTGGGGGGATGGTTGACTTGCGAATACGTGTATACTTAACAGAGAATGATGTCCAAAAATTGTCCGAAGGGAAAACATTTCGTTATGAGGATACCTTATTTAAACCATCATTTAAGATAATGGATATTTGCAAACGAATTTTAGACAATCGATCTCTTCTAAAATTTTACAATGCTGTTTTAGAATGTGGGGTTCAAATGACATCATTATATTTAGAAGCTCCTAGAAAGAGGAGAAGAAAAAAGAAAATAGCATAAGGAGGAACGAATATGGATTTAGGTTTTTTGGAGTTTGATCAGTTTGTGAAAGAAGCAGAAGAGATGTCAAAAATTGATATTTCAACGTTTCCAATAATGGATCAGATGAGAATTGCTTTAGCATATCAGGAGTATATAGAAACAGTAAAACCTATTTATGCTAAAAATTTAGCAAAAGAACCAGGAAGTACATTTCTATTCAAGATGTGAAAGGATTGATATTTATGAAATGCCCAAAATGTGGTGGTAAATCAAAAGTTATTGATACTCGTCATAACAATACCAGAACTTTTCGTAAGTTGAAATGTCTTGAATGTGACAATTCATATTTTACAAAAGAAGAAGTAACCGAGTATCATAAAATTAGGGTTGATTGGAAAGCTAATGAAAGGAGTAAGAAATGCTGGATGTCAAAGATCACTTAAAAGATTATTGTAAAGATTGTAAATGCTTCAATCCGGATTTTACTCACAGGAAAGAATATGAGAAAGATACGGTGGTAGATTACATTGTCATATCTTGTAAATATGATAAACTATGCAAACATTTAATAAAAGGGCTTAGGGATAAGGGGGAATTTAAGAATGAATCGAACAACAAAAATTAAAGTATTATCATATGCTTCCCAGCCAGATAAAAATATTAATTACGATGGCGATACTATTGTTTACAAAGGTAAGCGATATTTTGTATCTTTATCAAAGGAGTATGTTGAATTTAAAGGGAATGTTAAAAAGGAGTGATGAAGTATGGACAATATAACCGAAAAGATTGCATGTACTGTGACAGAAACAGAGAAAACCTTCATATTTAACACTATTAGAAATTTTGTTAAAGATCAATGTCAAATAGAAATTAATAAGAACGATCTTATATCCGCCATAAAACTAAAGCAGGTATGTGATAGTATTGGTCTTGATATTCTTGACCTTAGAAAGTTTAATTAATATTAAAAATTACACGTCTACCATTATTGAAAAATTAAAGGAGGAATTTAAATGAGCATTGGTCATTATATTTTGGCAGGGGTTATTGCTTTTGTTGTTTTTTGTTTTACGGTTGCAATATTTACATTGGTTTGTTTATATTTAACAGAATTATTGGAGGGATTAAGATGACAGTAAGAGAGATTCTTCAAGTTGCAGATTGTAATGTTACTATTGTAAATGGTTCTAGTCGTATAACTGTTGATGCTGAGAATTCCGATATTATTTACTATTTAAATGATGCTATATTAAATGATACGGTACGTGTAATAAAGCCAGATTCAAATTCTATTGGATCCGGGCTTTTAATTAGAACTAGTCTATAATATCAAAGGAGGTTTAATATTTATGAGCGATATTTATGTTATAGGAACTCTTTCCAGAGAAACAGCTATTAAGAGGGCTGCAATATTATAGTGTAAGAGAAATAGAAGAAGTCTTAAATTGGGCTATTAAAATCTGTGAAAAATATGAGAGTAGAAGAAGAGCAAAGGAGAGACAATTTTATGATTAAAGAATTTTTTGAAAAACATGATCATTTATGTTTTAAACTTCAACGTACCGGTAGACACAGTGGTGGATGGTTAATACGAATATATAATACTACATTAGACCTTGGTTGTATCGATCCTATTTATGAGCATATCATATTGGACTCTGAGATTAATAATTCTAATGTAGATTTTGAAACTATAATAATGACCTCTGTTATTAACTGGTGGGAAGGCATATGTGACACGGATCTATGTCGAATAATTAAATTAGAAAATTGGACAGAGGTAACCAATGGCTTGTATAGGTATGTAATATCTGATGGGTGTTGTTACGAGATTTACATTATACACCATGCTAAAGACACTGATATTTTAACAGCTAATGCTTCGTTATATAGGGTTAGTGACTGGATAAGTAATAAAAAAGATTCAGAGTTCTTTAATAGAGAATTATTATTAAATGGACCTGTAATGGCATGTTTAGAAAAAGCAGCAGAAGATGGCATTGGGTCTTATTAGGGAGGTAAAAATATAATGATTAAGATTGAACATGTGGTATTAGCTTCACCGGAGCAGATGGAGTTCATTATTGAAGGTATGAGAAATCCTATGAATAGCTGGGAAAAGAGCGATAGTGAGATTAAATACGAATCATGGCACGATATGTCAGGTGGTAAATATGAGATAGGACCTAACGACCACTCTCTCGTGCAACGCTTAGCTTACGCAGGTACAGACCATAGAAAGTTTATGAGAATGATGCCAGTGTATGCGAGAATTACAGCACCTTTATATTGGTGGAAGGAGTTTGATACTTACAAAGTTGGTACTGTTGCTAACTCTTGCTCGACTATGCATAAAATTACTGAAAAAGAGTTTACATTCGAAGATTTTAGTTTAGAGCATTTACAACCGATTCCCCTTGCTCATTTCAGAGCTACAATAAATGAATTGAATTTATGGAGAAACGTTTATATTAATGGTTATCCAGAGGAATATGGTAATGCTGAAATCAAACCAAAAGATAAAGATGTTTGGTGGCAGATGATTCAGTTTCTTCCGAGCAGCTATAACCAGACTCGTAATGTCATGATGAATTATGAGGTGTTGGCGAATATATATAAGTCTCGTAAGAATCATAAGTTGGATGAGTGGAGAGAATTTTGTCGGTGGATCGAAAGTTTGGAGTTATCTGAATTGATTATTCAGGATGAGGAGAAAAATGATGAATAATATAATTAAAATTGTTTCTATAAGTCAAACTTTGACAGCGCCAACGCAATTTGTTGTTGTTTATTCAGATTGCAATGGTAAATTGCACAATAAACTTGTTGGAACTTTTTTATCTGCAGAGATTGTGAATTTCTTAGAAAGAATTAAAAATTATGTGACTGGGCATGATATTTCTATATACGATAGTAGAGAGTATGCTGAAGAACATCCGGAATTGTTAGACAAGATCAAAGATACAATAGACCAGATATTAATAGAAGAGGAGTGATATTTTATGGTAAAATTACAAAGTAATTCGACAATAGAAATTTGGTCAAGGGATTATATTAATTTGGATGAGAAACGAAAAAAAACTCAGAAAATCATTCAGATCGAACCTAGTGGTTCTCCAGATGAGTACATTGTGGAATTTGTTAAATTAAAGGAGACAAAAATATATGATTAAAGAATTGATAGGTTTATCACTTATATATTCAGCTTTAAATTTCTTATACTGGGTAGTTTTTGGTTTTGATATGACTATTAAAGACAGAATTATAGGTGCTATATGTAGTGAAATATTTTTGATTCTTTTATGTGTGAGTTCATTTTTATTATTAGGAGGTGCTTAGAAATGTTAACACTAATTTTATCAGCTTTACTATTTGCTTTTTCTTTTGTATTTTTGGTTTTAGATACGAAAGATTATATACAGTTACCAGATAAAGTAGCATCTGTATTCTCTTGGGGACTATGCATTGGACTCCTGATCTTTTGTATAACTTTGGGTGGTCATATAGTTGGATATATTAATAAAGAAAATCGTATTCGGGAAGATCAATACAGAAGAAACTCCTGTATATATGAATTAAGTGCAGCTAAAAGTGTAGAAGAAAAAGAGAAAGCAATTAATGATATTTTTGAATGGAATTCTCATGTTGAAAGAATGAAAAAAATAAGTAATAATCCATACCTAAATTATATGGTGAATTTAGATTATGTAGATTCATTAGAGTATATTGAAACTGATGTTTTATATATGGAGGTTAAAGATGAGTAAATTAGGAAAAGAGAAACCAAAGGAATATAGTGATCGTTTTGATGAGCTTCGACAAAATCGTATCGAGGTTTCATTTTATAAGTATGGGACAGCCGCTGATAATTTTGGTATGGGTCTTGTTAATGCATTAGAGACTCATGACATGTGTATTCAAAAATACATAGAAACAGGTAATACAGAATACTTGGTAGACGCAGCTAACTATTTGATGTTTGAGTTTATGTATCCTCAGATAAAGGGCGCATATTTTGAAGCTACGGATTCTAGTGGTAGTGCTGGAATTTCTGGAGTTTCGGTAACACAATTGAGCACTGATAAAAATTTTGAAACTATTACAGGAGGAAGATATTAATGGGAAATCATAACAATTATGAAGGTTACACAGATCATACTTCAGGAAAAGCATTGGAGAATGTTAACAGAGAGAGAGTAGAAGTAGGGAAATTAATTACAATTTTTAAGGAGACTGCACAACTTGCTGGGTATGATATTTTGGGTCGAATTACACTTGAAAACCTGGAAACCGGAGCAATTTATAAGTAATTTTTATGGTCATTTTTAGCCCACTTTTGGTCAGATATTTCTGGGTTTGGTCAAATCTTTTCTGAAATTTTTGATAAAAAGTGGGTTTCTGGCCAAAAAAAGTGGGCATTTGCCCGGTTTTGAAAACAAAAGTGGCCACGAAAAACCCAGTATTTATGCGGGTTTGCGGGCTTTTGGTCAATTTCCCACTTTTATTTTTAATTAATTGTGAAAAAAAAATTAAAAATTATAATAAATAAGAAAAATTTTTGGCCATTTGACCAAATTGATATTTAGGAGGTGAAACTATGAATTATTGGAACACTAAGCGAGACGGAGTTAAGGTACGAATTTTAGAGACTGGAGAAGAGTTTAACTCTATAGTTGCGTGTGCTAATTACCTAGGTGTAAATCCAAGTTGGCTTGGACAAGTGTCAAGAGGTAGAAATAATTTGTCTACTTGTCATGGCTACCATATTGTTCGAGTTGATGATCCACGAATGGATTATGATATTTCAAAAACAGAATATCGAGGTCGTCCCGGACAAAGAGTTCAGATTGTTGAGACGGGTGATATTTTTGATTCGATAACGGATTGTGCAAAATCTATTAATGGTAGTGTTGGAACCATTCATGATATTCTAAACAATAACAGGAGTAGGAACACACACAAAGGTTATCACTTTAAATCTGTTTGATATTTTATAGACCGAGAAAAAAACCTACCTCGCGGAACTAACATGCCCTTTTATGAAGGGAAGAGCTAAAATTTCTCTTTTTCTTTTTTTTGCAGAAAGGAGATTTTATTATGGCTAAAGAAAGGGATTTTCAGGCAGATCTAATTAAAGAACTCAAACAGATATTTATTGGATGTTTGGTTATGAAACTTGATTCAAGTTATATTCAAGGAATACCAGACCTTCTTGTTTTATACAATAACAAGTGGGCTACTCTTGAATGTAAGAAAAATGCGAGAGCATCTAAAAGACCGAATCAAGATTATTATGTTGGGCTTATGAATAAGATGTCATTTTCTAGATTCATCTGTCCAGAGAATAAGGAGGAAGTATTAGATGAACTTCAACAAGCATTTAAATCTTGAAGGACTTCATGCTCCTTTTGGTGCTAGCCAACATGCTTGGCTTAGATATGATGAAGAGAAATTAAAGAAGGTATATTTGAACAAACAAGCAGCTGTAATGGGAACAAGATTACACGCATGGGCAAAAGAAACTATTGATTTAGGAATTAAACAGCCCAGATCCAAGAAGACTTTATATTCTTATGTTAATGATGCTATCGGTTTCAAAATGAACACAGAAGTAATTTTATATTATTCTGACAGATTTTTTGGAACAGCAGATGCTATTTGTTTTAGGAATAATATGCTTCGTATTCATGATCTTAAAACAGGAACTACACCTGTTCATATGGATCAGTTATTTATATATGCTGCTTTGTTTTGCTTAGAGTATAAAGTGAAACCAGGTAACATTAATATGGAACTAAGAATCTATCAGAATGATGAGATCATTTATGCTAATCCAACAGTAGAAGATATTGCTCCTATAATGGACCAGATAATTCACTTTGATAGAATTCTAGAAGATATGGAGAAGGAGGGTTAAATCAATGGGATCTGTATTAGAAGAAATGCTTGGTATTCTATCTGGTAATGATATTTCAGAATCAGAAGAAACTATCAGACATTATGGAATGCCACGTCGTTCCGGAAGATATCCATTCGGTTCTGGTGATAATCCTTATCAACATAGTGAAGATTTTCTTAGTCGAATTGACAAATTAAAGAAAACTGGATGGAAAGAAACACCTGAGAACATAAAAGAAGCTTTCGGATTATCAACAACACAGTATCGAATGGAAAAGCGTACTGCTAAAGATGAAAGGCGAATGTATCAGGTAGCTACAGCTAGATCATTGAAGAATGATGGTTTAGGAGCTTCTGAAATTGGTAGAAAAATGGGATTACCAGAATCTACTGTAAGATCTTTACTTAACACAAGTGAGAAATCTGAAGCTTCTATGAAACAATCAAAGAGCATTGCTAATTTTCTTAAAGAACAGGTTAAAGAAAAAGGCATGATTGATGTTGGCGCTGGTGTTGAAAGAGAATTGAATATTTCTAAAGAGGCACTTAATCAAGCTTTATATGAATTAGAGAAAGAAGGATATAATACTTTTGGTGGAAGAATGCCACAGGTAACAAATCCTGAGCAGAAAACAACATTAAAAGTTCTTTGTCCTCCTGATACGCCATATAAGGTAAACAGTAAAGGACAGAAAGTTTCAAGTGCAATATATGATTTTGATAAGATTCATTCTGTAAAAGATTATATTTCACATGATGGTGGTGAGACCTTTGATCACTTTGTGTATCCTAAGAGTATGGATTCCAAGCGACTTATGATAAGATACAAAGAAGATGGTGGTATTGATAAAGATGGAGTCATTGAAATCAGAAGAGGTGTTCCTGATTTATCTTTAGGTAATTCTCATTATGCCCAGGTTCGTATATTAGTTGATGATAAAAAGTATATCAAAGGAATGGCTGTATATTCCGATAATATGCCTCCTGGAGTGGATGTCATATTCAATACAAATAAAACCAAAGATAAATCAAAGCTTGAAGTTTTAAAGGATATTAAAGATGACCCTGAGAATCCATTTGGATCTCTTATTAAAGCTGGTGGACAGAGTTATTATATTGATAAAGATGGTAATAGACAGTTATCATTAATTAATAAAAGAGCAGAACAGGGTGACTGGACTGAATGGAAAGATAAAGTGCCATCTCAGTTTTTATCGAAACAAAACATCCATCTAGCAAAACAACAATTGGATCTCGCTGCAGATGATAAATACAAAGAGTTTAATGATATTATATCATTAAATAATCCAACTGTCAAAAAGAAATTGCTACAATCGTTTTCTGATGACTGCGATTCAGCTGCAGTTCATTTACAAGCGGCAGCATTTCCTGGACAGAAGTATCATGTTATTATTCCTAATAATACGTTAAAGGATAATGAAATATATGCACCTGGATATGAAGATGGTACTAAGTTAGCATTAGTTCGATATCCTCATGGTGGTACATTTGAAATTCCGGTATGCACTGTTAATAATAAAAACAAAGTGGGAAAACAGTTGATCGGTTCAGATTCTATTGATGCTGTATGCATCAACGCTAGAGTTGCTGAAAGATTATCTGGAGCTGATTTTGATGGTGATACCGTTATGTGCATTCCTACAGGCGGTAAGATTAATATTACATCCACTAGTCCACTGAAAGGTTTAGAAGGATTCGATCCAAAGACTGCATATCCAGAACGACCTGGTATGAAATATATGCATAATACACAGAACGAGATGGGAAAAATTTCCAATCTTATAACTGACATGACCTTACAGGGAGCTTCTACTGATGAACTAGCAAGAGCCGTTAGGCATAGTATGGTTGTTATTGATGCAGAGAAGCATAAACTTGATTATAAACAGTCAGAGATAGATAATAACATTGCCGGATTAAAGAAAGCTTATCAATCTGGAGGCGCATCAACTCTTATTTCCAGAGCAAAATCGAGAGCAGAAGTTGATAAAAGACAGGGTACCCCTAAAGTTAACATGAAAGGTAAAGAATGGTATGATCCAACTAGACCGGAGGGGGCTCTTATATATAAGACTGCCGATGATGTAGAATACACAAAGAGAAAGGTTAATAAACGTACTGGTGAGATTAGCTATGAAATCCGTAGACGACATCAAAACAGTACAAAGATGGCTGAAACAGATGATGCTAGAACTTTAATTTCAAAAGCTAATACTCCGATGGAACAGGTGTATGCTAACTATGCTAACCAGATGAAATCATTAGCTAATCAAGCTCGTAAAGAGATGATGACAACTGGTAAAATAACCTATTCAGCTGAAGCAAAGTCAAAGTATCAACCAGAAGTTGATTCGCTATTGAACAAGCTGAATACATCATTGTTAAATGCCCCTAGAGAAAGACAAGCACATCTATTAGCTAATGCTGAGATTGAAGCAAAGAAGAAAGCAAACCCAAATATGAGCGCTGGGGATATTAAAAAAGCAAGTCAGCAAGCATTGACAAAGTATAGAAACTCTGTTGGTGCTAAGCGAGAGACCATTAAAATAACTGATAACGAATGGAAAGCCATTCAAGCAGGTGCTATAAGTGAAAATGTATTAAACAAAATATTAAACAACGCAGATATGGATGTTGTTCGCCAATTAGCAACACCTAAAATAACCACAACTCTTACAACTGCTAAGATTAATAAGCTTAAGAGTATGAATGCTTCTGGAAATTACACAATTTCACAGATGGCAGAGTCTTTAGGAGTATCTACATCCACGGTATCTAAATACTTAAAAGGAGGAAATTAAATGGAAAAAGAAACAAACACAATTTATAGATTGACTACAACAGACAATCCTTATGATCCATTTGATGACTTTTCTAATTGGTATATGTTTGATGTAGAAAAAGGTTATAATACTTGTGCTTACTTATCAAGAATTGCAAAAACTTCTGAATCTTTATCTGAAAAAGAAAATAATGAGGAAATTGAAAGGGCTATTGATGAAATAATCAAATATAATCCTTTGAATATTTATGTTAAAGTGAAAAAGTCTATAGAGACCACTACATAATAGGTTATTGACACGGGAGGGGGGTCTGAAATCCACACCCCCTACCCAAAT